CTCGTCGAACAGACGCTGTAACCGGCGTTACTTTCCCCTTACAAATCCCCTCAATCACGCCCTCGTGATCCCTTAACGCGACCCCGACTTCGGTCTCGGCATCCCCGGCTACGCCGTGAGCTGGGAGGAGGGCTCGTGACAGCCGTCCGCTCCAAGCTCTGCATCGCCCGGAGTCTCCGACGCCGACGCATCATGGCCGGGCTGCTGGCAGCCATCCTCATCCTCGTGATCGGCTGGATCGTCTTCGCTGCCGTGCTCTGGGCGCTGCTGGCGCTCTGAGCTGCGTCCCTGACGCGCGCTGCGCCGAGGACTATGGTGGCAGCGATGCGCTCTTGGGACCCAACTAGATGAACCCGACCAAGCCAGCAGAGCGAGACGAGCGGCGCCGGAAGGTCGCCCACGCGATGATCGCCGGGGCGACGGTGAACCAGATGGCCGAGGTGCTCCACGTCAACCGCACGACGGTTCTCGCCGACATGAAGGTGGTCCGCGACGACTGGAAGCGAGAGCGGCTCGGCGCCTTCGAGCGCCTCTCGGCCGAAGTCCTAGTCAGGCTGGACAAGCTGCACGAGGCGGTCTGGAAGGACGCCCTCTCGACGACGATCACCTTCGAGCAGCGCATCCGAGCTGTAGCGATGGCGCTCAAGATCACCGACCAGGTCTCGAAGCTGGTCGGGCTCTATGCGCCGCTACGTCTCGATGTGCGGGACGACCGGATGCAGAGCCGGGAGGACTTCGACCGAGAGGTACGAGAGCACCTGGCCCGGCTGGACGCTGCCGACGCTGGAGCCGTCGAGGCCGAGGCGCGGGCGATACTCGAAGGCGCCCGAAGCAACGGAGACCACCCGAACGGTTAGCAAGTGTTAACGTAACGCCATGCCCCGTCATGCCGTAGAAGGTGCCCCGCTCCGCAACGTCGGGCTCCGGCTGACCGACCACGAGATCCAGCTCGTCGACGCCATCGCGACATCGAGGCAATGCACGAGGGCCGAGATGCTCCGGCGCATGGTCCAGCGAGTGCTCGCCGCCTACTAGTCGCCCTCGGCGAGAGCGCCGCTCGGCGTGCGCCACGAGGTCACCACACGCTTCAAGGGCCGATGAGTGCCCGAGTGGCAACCAAAGCTCGACGGCTACTCGAAAGTCGAGCTGGAGGCGTACAGCCAGCTCGCCCGTGACGCGCTCGCCCAGGCGCGCGACGAGTGGGAGGCGCACCGGGCTCGCTGGCTCGCTCAGACGCTCGGTGGCATCAGCGACGACGGCAGGCACGTCCCTCGGCGCGAGCAGCTCCCGCCCAGCTTCCTGTGGACGGTCCTGTTCCTCCTCGGTGGACGAGGCGCTGGCAAGACCCGACCCGGCGCCGAGCAGGTGAGCGAGTGGGCCCGGACGACGCCGAGCGCGCGCATCGCCGGAGTTGCCCCGGTCATCGCCGACTTCCGGGACATCATGGTCGAAGGCCAGTCGGGGCTCCTCTCGATCCTCCCGCCCTCGGCGCTCCGAGGCGGCAGCGTCTCGACGGCCTGGAACCGCTCCCAGATGGAGTTCAACTTCTCGAACGGGGCGATGTTCTCCGGCTTCTCCAGCGAGAAGCCCGGCTCGATCCGAGGGCCGAACCACTCCTACGCCTGGGTCGACGAGCCCGCCGAGTTCAAGGACGCCTTCCTGACGCCGACGAAGGACACGACCTGGTCGAACCTGATGCTCTCGCTCCGCATCGGCCAGCACCCCCAGTGCATCGTGACGGGGACGCCGAAGCCGGTCGCCCTCATCACCTACCTGCTCGACAACCCCCGCGTCACCTGGGTGCGCTTCTCCACCTACCGGAACCTCGGCAACCTCGCGCCGACCTTCCGAGACGAGATCCTCTCGATGTACGAGGGCACGACGCTCGGGCGCCAGGAGCTACACGCCGAGATCGTCCAGCAGATCGAGGGCGCCCTTTGGACGCTGGCGATGTGCGAGGACCGCCGAGTCACAGAGACGGAGATGGTGGAGGACGAGGACGAGCCCGGTGTCTTCCACCAGCGGCTCAAGCTCCCTCCGATGCTCCGCAAGGTCATCGCCCTGGACCCCTCGATGGGCGGCGAGGCCGGGATCGTCGTCTGCGGCGTCGGTCGGGACGGCCGGGGCTACGTCATCGACGACCTGTCGAAGAAGTCGAGGCGCTCCGAGTGGGCCAAGATCGTCGTCGACGCCTACTGGGCCGAGCACGCCTTCGCCGTCATCGCCGAGCGCAACCTCCCGCCGATCCAGGAGACCATCGACATCATCCGCTCGGTCCCGGCCAGCGAGGAGAACCCAGGCGGCGCGAGCGTCCGCATCATCCCCGTCAACGCCCGCGAGGGCAAAGCTGCCAGAGCTGGCCCGGTCGTCACCCTCTGGGAGCAACACAAGTGCTCCATCTGCGGCTCGCTCGGTGACCTGGAGTCGCAGCTATGCACGTGGATACCCCCCGGCCAGCCGGACGCCTCGAAGTGGTCGCCGAACCGCCTCGACGCGATGGTCTGGGGGCTCACCCACCTGCTCGTCCGCAACCGCCCCGGACGGCACGCTCGCACGAGCGCCAGCTCGGCGACGACGCAGATCCCGCAGATGACGAGCTAGTCACTCCATCTGCCCGCGCCGCGAGGTACGCTCCCAGCGTGGCCACCAAGAGCGGTCTCCCCGGCGTCCCGAAGCTGCCGAAGCCGACGAAGACCCACAAGCCGAAGCACATGCACGCCAGAGCCGCCCGGGCGGTCAGGGCATCCCCTGGGGGCAGCACGAAGAACGTCGGGGCTGCGACGTCGATGGGCAACCCGGCTCGCAAGGCCCGAGCCCGCGCTCGTGGCGTCGTCGTCCAGGGATGACGCCGTGGCTGGCCCTGCTGGCAGCTTCCCTCGCTGCCTTTCGGATCGCCCGCCTCGTTGTCGCCGACTCGATCACCGCCAGGCCGCGCTCGTGGCTCGTGGTTCGCTCCCCTCGCCCTCTCGGCGAGCTGCTCTCGTGCGAGTGGTGCGTGAGCGTCTGGGCTGCTGGCGCCCTGACTGCCGGGCTCGCCGCCTCCGGCATCGTTCGGGGCTGGTGGCTCCTCTGGCTGGGCTGGCCCGCGATCGCCGGGCTGGCTGGACTCTTCGGATCTTGGAGTAGACGATGAAGCTGCCGTTCGCGAAGCCAGCGGCGCATCGGCGCCGCTCGCACATGTCCCTCAAGGCTGCCGAGAGCCGGACGAAGACGATCGAGCGCTCGAAGCTGATCCCCGAGCTGCTGGAGCGCGGCACCTTCCAGCATGAGCTCCCGAGCGACGCCGAGCTGCTCAAGGAACTCGATCGGATCGAGGCAGCCGAGAAGCCGGCAGCCGTCCGGACGACCCCGAAGGGCTCGCACGGGGGCAAGGGCGTCCAGGCCGCAGCCGCCGTCTTCGGGCAGGGCCGCCTCGATCGAGACGCGATCCCGCCGCCCTCAGCCGTCCGGCTCTGGCAACAGGAGGCGTGGGGCTTCTACGACCTCGTCGGCGAGCTGGGCTACTCGATCGACTTCTACGCCAACTGCTTCTCGCGCGTCGACCTCGTGCCTGGGCTGGAGAACGAGGACGGCACGGTCCAGACGACCTTCGACGACGAGGCGCCGGAGCAGAGCGACATCGGCGACATCGCCTCCCTCATCAAAGACCTCAAGCCGAGCCACGGCGGGCTGACCGGGCTCAACTCGACGGCAGGGGCGAACCTCGCTCTGGCGGGCGAGGGCTTCCTCTACCTCAACGACGAGAAGGACTGGACCCCCGGCACGTGGGAGTTCCTCTCGACTGACGAGCTGCGGCCCATCTCGGGCGGTGGCGGCTCCAGCTCGAAGGTGACCTGGGTGCGCTACTACGGCCCCGGCTTTTATCCACGACGTCTCGACGAGACGAGCTACATCGTCCGCTGTTGGTCGCCACACCCGCGGTTCTCCAGACATGCTCAGTCCTCGATCAAGCGGCTCTTGCCGATCCTGGACGAGCTGGTGCTGCTGACCCGAGAGGTGCGCGGCGAGACCGTCTCCCGCCTCGTCAACAACGGGCTCGTGCTGATGCCGGACGAGCTGAGCTTCACGAACGACGAGGAGGGCGACCAGGGCTCAGAGGAGCAGGACCCCTTCACTCGCGACTTCATCGAGTGGTGCATGAAGCCGATCACGGACAAGGACTCCGCTGCTGGCGTGGTGCCCATGACGATCGTCGGCCCGGCCGAGTACCTACAGCACATCCGCTACGTCTCCTTCGCCCGCCCGGACGCAGCGGTGGCGATGGCGAAGCGGCGCGAGGCAGTCGAGCGCTTCGCCCAGGGCGTCGACCTGCCCCCGGAGATCGTCCTGGGTCACTTTAACTGCTGTGACCAGGACACGGAGATCCTGACCGAGCGCGGCTGGCTGAGGCACGATGCTCTTTGCATCGGCGATGAGGTGTTGACGCTCAACCATGGCACAGGACTGTCGGAGTGGCAGGCCGTCGAGCGCGTTAGTTCCTTCGCCGTGTCGAACCACCCGATGGTCGCTCTCGGGCATCAATCGCATGACTCGCTCTCGACCGTCGACCACCGGTGGCCGATCCTCACAGATGCCGGCGAGCGCCGGTGGCGCCCGTCAGAGGACCTGAACACGAACTGCTGTCTCATCCCTGGGGCGCCGAACGCCGATGCACCAAGTGAGCCGAAATGGAGCGACGCCTTTGTCGAGCTC